GCAGGGACGCCCCACGGGTGTTCAGAACGGTCCACGGTCCACGTCTGGCCATCACGCTCAGCCGTGATCGTGAGGCCGTACAGGTACAGCGCGAGCGACGTCGGCTTGCCCTCGTCGCGACCCGTGATCGACAGGAGGTTGTCGAGGCCACGCCGGCGAGGGTTCCAGTCGCCGGTCGCGCTCATCGCGTCCTTGACGTGGATCAGCCCGGCAGGCTCGCCGGCCGACTCGTCGCCGAGCGTGTTCACCAGGAATGACGTGCCGTGGATCAGGGACGAGATCAGCCCAGACGAGACCTCNGTNCCGAGGCTGTTCCCATCCCACGCCTCGCGGTAGCCGATCGAGCCAAGGTCGCCATCGGGCCACACGAACGCGTCGAGGTTGCANCGGCGGGCCAGGATGTCGACAGCCTTCGCGGACCAGCCGAGGACGATGCCCAGGCGGTAATACTGCGGCGGGATGATGCTCCCGATCTGGCGCAGCGCCCGCTTGCCGTCGTAGTAGCTGGCCCGCAGAATGTTGCGCGGCTGCTTCTCNTCGAGCTCGTGCAGCAGGTGGTTNAGGGTCCGGTCCTCGTCGTCGCTGAGCCCGGGAAGGGCGATCTTGTCGGTCATATCACCGTTGCCCTTCTACCGTCGCCGCCTGTGCGGCCTGCGCCGCTCTTGCCTGTCGTCACCGCGTGCAGCGCCAGGGTCACCGCGTCGAGAGGGATGACATCGACATCGGGGGACAAGGGCTTCCAGCCCCAACCGCCCGCCGTGCCGATCGTCCGTCTGCCCGCGCCGCGAACTGCGTCGTCGAGTTGCTTCTGTGAGGAGTGCGTCAGGACCGCCGATCGGATCGCCTCGGCGGTCATCGCGTGAGCGGCGATCACCTCGTCGACCGTCGGCGTGTGGATGATCCGCTCCGGGATCTTCGCGGCCCGCAGTGCGTTGACGAGCGCACCCGCGCCTGCCTTGCCGTCGACCGTGATCCGCGAGCAGTTGCGCCAGCGAGCCGTCAGCCATGTGACGAGCCAGCCCGTACCGGCCGCCATGTCGCGAACCGCGATCAGCTCGACGTGCGGGACGCCCACGGCGGGTCGCAGAGCAGCCGCTAGGGCGACGCGCGAGCCGTCAGCGGAGAACCGCACGGCATAGGCCACACGACCGTCCAGCGGGGCCGCTGTATGGCCCAACGCATCCCATTTGGCCCAGTCGATCTCGGACGGGGCGAGTGCGCCGTCGACATCCCAGATGCCCAGACCCTCGCGGCGTAGTGACTCGCGCGACAACTGCCGCGCCATCCTGAGGATCGAGACCTTCGGGGTGTGGATCGGGTACGAGGGATTGGCCGATGCAACCGCGGCAAAGTCCACATATCCCGCGGGCCATTCCTTGGGGTCGGTCTTCGGATCAGCGCTGAACTCGATGTAGAGCATGTCGTCCGCACTGCCAGACAACGCGGCGACCCGGTTCCGGGTGAACACCTCAGAGCCATCAGTCGGCTTCGGAGGCGTCCCCATGTAGATCACCAGCGCGCCGGCCACCTGCTTGGAGGCGTTCGCCGTCGGAACCAAGGCGTCCACGCCCTTGTCGGACAGGATCTGCGCCTCGTCGAAGATGACCAGATCAACCTCGGACTCGCCCCGGCCCTGGTCGCTCTCACGGGCACTCAAGGTGATCGTAGAACCGTTCGCGAAGATGACCTTCCAGTCACCCGACCCGACTCGGATCTGCGTCACGAACGGCCGGACGTACTTCCGCTTGCTGATGTTGCGCCACACGCGGAGCGTCTGCCCGGCAGTCTTGAGCAGGTGCGCCGTCCATACGACCGTAAGGTTGGGGATCAGTAGGCAGAGCGCAAAGACTAGAGACGAAACCATGTACGTCTTGCCAACCTGACGAGGAATCGACAGGAAGACTCCGCCGATGGTCGCCGCGAAAGTCTCGTCCTCGCGCTTGCCGAGAATCAACCGGGACGCGCCCACTTGCCACGAGTCGAACGTGACACCCATTCGCCGCAACTTCTTCTCGACAGCCGGCCATCCCGTCGTCACGATCCCAGACGGAATCACAAGATGGCGGGCAACCTCAGATAGTCGCGGAGCTGAATGGTTCGTCGGGGACGTCATCTTCTGCGTCCTCCGGGTCCGCCGCTTCCAGCTGTTCGATCTTCTCCGAGAGAATCGACAGTTGCCGGTGCAGTGCCGCCTTGGCCGGACCCTTCTCCTCGGGTAGTGAGGCGACGATGTCGCGGCGCTGGGCCATCAGGATGTCGAGATAGTTGCCAGACTCGATCGCCTCTAGCAGCGTCATCGGCTTGCTTGGCGGGGCATCGTCAGGTCCTACAGCACGCAGGGGGACGCGAGTGCGAGCCACGGGATCACCTCGAAACCAAAAAAAGGGCGGGGATAGATCGGCCCTATGCCGGTAGGGTGCCCTGACGACGACCGAAGGGGCGCCTCCCCCTGGTCACCATTCCCGGCTGGTCACAACCTCGGTCGGTGGTGCGAGCACGCGGTTCGACTTGCGCCGGTTGCACTCGCGATGCGTGAGCTGGCAGTTGCCTCGCTCGAGCGGATCGCCCCCAAGTGAGACTGGGATCTTCTCGTCGATCTCTGCTCTGCGTGGGTCTGGTACGCAGCCTGTGCAGTCGGGGGTGATACATCGCGGACTGTGTTGCCCGGCCATCAGACTGAGCGTCTTGTCTACTGGCTCGTGACAGATGGCGCACACGTTCTCGGTGGCGAGGATGCGGCGCCTGAGTTGGCGTCTGCGGTAGCCGTTGGCGTTGCGTGGGTTGCCCGCCATCGTGGCTCCTTGGGTTACGCGTGCTTTCCTCAGTAGGACGCGTAGAAGGTCAGCAGCCGACCGACGCCATGGCGCGCGCTGAGTTGTCCGAATCATCGGGGACGATGATCAGGTTGCCCGTGTTCGACGTGGCTGTGCGGAAGCCAACAACACCGGGCGGGCCAGACACAGCCGCCTTGTGCGTGGTTGCGTACACAGTGATGTCGAAGGGCTTCGTGAACTTCAGGCTGACGAGGCAGTCGCCGTACCGGTCGGTGATCGCCTGCGCTACTGGGTCGAGCGGCTTCGGGGTCGTTGCCGACGCGGTGGGCGCCGCTGGTGCCGCCGGTGCGGGTGCCGAGCATCCCGTCAGCGCGGCGGTGAGAATGACGGCTGCGGCCCATCCCCTGGGACTCATGTGCTCAGGGTAGCGGCGGCGGGTGTCAGTGGAACAGCAACGGCAGTAGCGCGGCGAGGACGCACACGAACAGTCCGGCGGCGATGAGGCTGAACCTCGCGCTGGGCACGTTGAACATGGCGAGCGCGAAGAGGATGGCAGCAATGAGGAGCAGAATGATGACGAGCATGATCTCCTACTTGGTGGGTTCGAGCTTGGCATGTGCCTTAGGTCTGGGGTTGCGCCCGTGGATCACGCCTTGGCAGACGGGGCATGTCCGGGAGTCGTGCAGCGGCTCGACCATGTCATGCCCGTCACTCGGTCTGATCGCAGCGAGCGCACCGGCGGACCTTGCCGAGCTCGCGCGGGCCATCGTCGGACAGGCAGTAGACGCCGACCTCCCAGCCAGCCGAGGTCATGCACCGGTCGCACCAGAGATGCAGGCGCGGCGTTCCGGTGACGATTTCGATGCGGACTGTCGCTGCCATGTCGCCCCCCTTGGTGTGGGGCGGGTGTTGGCCGCCCCGCGCCTGCCTCGCGCCCGGTGCCTGGTGGCGGTGGTGCGCCTACACGGCCTAGCAACACGAAAGGCCCCCGAGAGCAAACCTCTGGGACCCACGTGTGACAGTACATACGCCGCCATGTCACGTCAAGCGACACGCCCATGTCATGCCGATGATCCGTACCGCCCGTCAGCGGCCATGTGCTCCGCGCGTGACCATGGCGCGGTCTTCTTGACTGGGCCAATGAACGGACGATCAGGATGCGCTCGGTTGTAGGCATCGGCCTGNTTCTGCGTCACGGGACCGCGCTGCTTGAAGTCAGCGAACCGACTCTGGAACCAGAGGACTACTTCGTGGTTGGTTGGATCGCTCATGCTTCCTCCTTGATGGTGATCTTGCCAGCGGAGATGTCCCGGTACACCCGAGCCACTGCGTCGAGGCTGAACAGGTCCCGACCTCGCGCATCCTTGCCGACCTTGGTCACGAGTCCGCGCGCCTTCCACTGCCTGATCCGCTCCCATGAGATCCCGAGCTGTGCGGCAACTTGTGGCCCGGTCCCATCCTGGACTGCGATCAGCGCCGCGACCTCACCCTGCCACGTGAAGTCTGCGCCACACGCTGGGCATCGGAACCATGTGCCG